ATTAATGATATGATATGGAGGCAGAAGATTTATCTTAAAGATGCACCTGAGTTGATTACACCAACCACAATCTATGCTCCATTAGTAAAGCAGTTATTGAAAGAAGTAGATATTTTGGGGATGGCTCATATTACTGGTGGTGGTATTCCTGAGAATCTTCCTAGATGTTTGCCAGAGGGACTTACTGTTGATGTAGATTATAACTCTTGGCCACGTCCACAGATATTTGAGATGATTGCAAAGTATGGTACTGTTGTGGAAGAGGAAATGAGAAGTATATTTAATCTTGGTATTGGATATTGTGTAGTTGTTTCTAATAGTGAAGTAGATAATACTCAATCTATTATAGAAAGAAATGGATTAAGATCTTGGGTTATAGGAAAAGTTAAATAATACTGTGCCAAATTCAACTTTTAGTTCCAAAAATCGCCCCAAAAAAATTCGGGTAAATTTTCACTCAAAAAGGTTTTTTTCATGAATAAAGGATTTTCACCATCAGAACACCCAGAACGACCAGTTAAAAATATAGGAGCAGCAATTAAGAGAAAAACTAACGAACTTAAAAACGTCCTAAGGAATCCTATAGTGATTGCCGCCCACCTTGACAAACCTACCAATGATGACCTATAATAAATAAGAACACAATACAGGTTACGAAGCCATGGATCGTGCATCGTTAATTAAAAAGATTCAATTTGTTCTTTTTGATGAATATGATGAAAGTCCATCAGTATTGAACGCCAAGTTTTTTGGTGGATATTATAATGAGATGACTATCAATGAATTATTGGATTATTATGAGGAATTGAAACGTGAGAGTAAAAATTTACAGCATCAAAAACTGCCGATATTGTAATATTCTCAGAGAAGTGTTGAAAACTTCCCATATTCCATTTGAGGAGGTTAAAGTGCGTAGGTTAGTTGACACTGATGATATTGAAGGTATGCCATTTGAAGAGTATATCGAATTAGAACCAGATGTTGAACTAACGAAGAGATGCAGTTTTCCACAAGTTTATATCGATGGTAAGTACATCGGTGATATGAATGACACCTTGATTTATCTTTTTGATGAAACTAAATAAAAGTGTAAAAATAATGACGAGGGGGGAGAAATCTTGTGTTCCAGATTTTGGGATTTCTTCCGAAAGAGTTCTAAAGTTTAGAAAAAGAGAGTATACTTTTCATCTCGACTTTTGGGTTAAGGTCAAAAAATTATCTGGAGATAACCAATGATTTCAATAGTTCTTTTCACTTCAGGGTTCCTGATTGTATTATTCAGTGCTGTTGGTTTTGGTTTTGGATGGATGAGTAGGGAGTATTATGAGAATACAATCGCTCATAATAGATTATCAGATCATCCTGAAATGGTTGATGACAACGGTAACCCTATTCAAACAGATTTGTATTCTGTGAGGTTTGTTGTAGATGAGGAGGATGACGACTAATGATTCTTGTTGATATGAATCAGACTATGATTTCTAACTTAATGACGCAAATTAAGTTTTCTGGAAATCTAGATGAAAACTTTATGAGGCATATGGTACTATCAAGTATCAAATCATATGAAAAAAGGTTTTCTGCTGAATATGGTGAGTTAGTATTATGCTATGACTCTCGTAAATATTGGCGTAGAGAATTTTTTCCATATTATAAGCAAAATAGGAAAAAAGACCGCGAGAAATCTGGTCTTGATTGGAATAAAATCTTTGAATGTCTAAATGCCATTCGTGATGAAATTCGCGATCTTTTTCCTTATAAAGTTATTGAAGTTAATGGTGCTGAAGCAGACGATATTATCTCTGTAATGACTAAGCACTATACTGAAGGTAAAGTATTAATTCTTTCAGGTGATAAAGATTTTGTTCAGTTACAGAAGTATTCTTATGTAACTCAGTATAATCCAGTTCAGAAGAAGTTCATCAATTTCAGTCGTTCTGAAGTTGCTGAGTTCATTAACGAGCATGTATTAAAAGGAGACCGTTCTGATGGTATTCCAAATATCTTGTCTTCTGATGATACCTTTGTGACTGGAAAACGTCAAAGACCATTGAGTAAGAAAGTTATTGCTAGTTTCATGGGTAATGACGCTCATGACATTTGTGACGATGACCAATATCGTAATTTCAAGAGAAATAGGATTTTAATCGACTTTGATTATATCCCCAAAACCCTTGAAGATAATATATTATCACACTATAATGGTCTAAATAGCACTAAGAAGACAGTCCCACTGGAGTATTTTAGAAAATATAATCTGAATGATCTGATGACTGAATTTTGTTTTTCAAATAGTAATTTACCTTGGATTAAAAAATGAAACTATTGATTTCGGAAGTCTTACAAAAAGTAAGCAATGCTAAAACAAAAGTTGAGAAAGTTAAACTTCTTCAGCAATATAATAGTGACACTCTCCGAATGCTTCTAATTTGGAATTTTGATGAAAGTGTTTCTAGTGCTCTTCCTTCAGGAGAAGTTCCTTATACTGTTAATGATGCTCCTGCAGGAACAGAACATACTTCTTTGGAGCACGAATCGCGATTATTCTTTCACTTCATTGAGGGTGCTAATCAGAACTTGACTAAATCTAAACGTGAAGATATGTTTATTCAACTTCTAGAAGGTCTCCATAAAGACGAAGCAAATGTTCTCTGTATGGTTAAGGACAAGAAACTTGGTAAACGCTATAAGATTACTAAGGCAGCAGTTGCTGAAGCATTCCCCCAAATTAATTGGGGAGGTCGTTCTCAGTGAAGCCTATAGAGACAGATTGTGATCCAAAGTTAGCAAAGGATAAAAAACTTCCTACTAATGCCTTTTTAATTGAATATAAATTAGATGGGGTGACTAAATATGATATTGTTATGGCAGGCAAAAAGTCTGACATTTTTGATCATTATTGGGATAATTATCGTCATGATTTATTGAACATTACCCAATGTGATGGTAAGATTAGTCCAAAACTTTACACTTACACTCCAAAGATTTAACCACATGGAATTAATTATAGTCGCAACAATGCTTTCAGTTTCAGTATTTGGTGCTTATTTACTAACACCAAAGAAATAATGGATGACAAAGATTTACATTTTTTATTACTGCCGATTGGTTATGAAAGAAGAACTTATTGAAATGTTAAAGGAGAAATCTTACCGTAAAGGTGATTATACTCTTTCATCAGGTGTTAAAAGTGAACATTATGTTAATTGCAAACCAGTTACTTTAAGTGGGAAAGGTTTAGCATTGTGTAGTTTGTTAATGTTGGATTATGTGGAGAAAGATGCTGCAGCGGTTGGGGGACTGACTTTAGGGGCTGATCCTTTAGTGAGTGGGGTGGCTATGGCTGCATGTTCTTATAGTAGAGATCTTAGTGCCTTGATAGTTCGTAAGGAACCAAAAGGTCATGGAACAGCATCTCAAATAGAAGGTCCTTTACCACCTACAGGATCTAAAATAACAGTATTGGAAGATGTTGTTACTACTGGTGGATCTTCTATCAAGGCAGTTAATGTCCTTCGTGATGTTGGGTATGTGGTAGATCGTGTCGTAACTATCGTGGATAGGCAGGAAGGTGCTAAGGAATTGATGAAGGCACAAGGTATTCAACTAGAGAGTCTTGTAACTTTGGAGGATTTGATGTAATGAAGTTTAAAGCACTAGTATTCATTAGATTGAGAAAACAAGTAGATGATTCTCCTGGTAATGCAGTAAAAGGTTGTTGTGGTAGAATGTCTAAATTGGACATAAAAAAGTTGAGATTGGGTAAGATTATTGATATTTGGTTAGATGCGCCAGATAGAGAATATGCTATTAAGGAATTGGATTATCTTAGTGATAAATTTCTTGCTAATACTGTTATGGAAGATTGGGATTATGAATTGACTGAGATTGAAACTTTCCCACCAGGAGTAAAAGACTAATGCGAGCAGTAATTTATTCTAATGGTAGTCAAGAATGTGAGCGTGTTACTCAACTTCTTAAATCTATTTCAACAGAATTTCATCTCTATAATTTAGATGAACATTTTACTAAGCAACAATTTCAAATGGAATTTGGATCCGATGCATTATATCCTCAGGTTTCAATAGGAAACAAACATATTGGTAATATGCATGATACATTAGGTTATCTTAAATCACAGGGAGTTTTCAAATGAATGAAAGTGCTGATGATAAATGGAATCGTGGGTTGGACCTTTTTATTGAGAGTGTTCTTAAACCTGATCATAGACTCCGGCAGTGTGCTCACAATCAGAAGTGTTATAATGAATTGATGGAAATTCGTGAGCAAGTTCTAGAACAGTTGAAATTATTAAGAAAAAGTTGAGATTTGATATGCGATTAGGAGTAATGTGTTCAGGGAACGGAAGTAATTTCGAGAATATTGTTCATTCTTGTCCTGACCATGATGTTAAAATCATGGTATATAATAAAAAGAAATGTAAGGCAAAGAAAAGAGCAGACAGATTAGACATTCCTTCATGTTATAGTAAGGATGAAGATGAGATCATTGCATTGTTTCATGCATATGATGTGGACATGATTGTTATGGCAGGATGGATGAAGATTGTTTCTAAGAAGTTTACTGATGAATTTGCAGGACGCCTTATAAATCTTCATCCATCTTTGTTACCCAAGTACAAAGGTCTGCATGCTGTAGAACAAGCACTTAAAGCAGGTGAAACTGAGACTGGTGCTACTGTTCATTTTGTTAATGAATATTTGGATGCAGGTGATATAATAAAACAACAAGAAGTACCTATTCTTCCTGGTGATACTGTTGAATCATTACAACGAGCAATTCAACAGGCAGAACATTATCTTTTACCTTTGGTTCTCAATTCATTATGAATTATTAAGAAAAAATTAAGGTATGTCATTCAACATCATCTTCAAAGTGTATCGTATTATACACTTGACAACATATAAATACTTGTGGTATAATTACCACATACGTTCAACCCCGTTGAGGGGTCGCAAGTAAGTCGCGGAACGGAGCGTTCATCCTATGTTTAATTTGCTACTACCAGTTCTAATTGCTTCTACACCACATACTGGTCTCCTTGATTGTGAGGCTTATGAGTATCTGATGAAGGATTTAAAATTCCCTGATGTCAGTGAACAGTTGAAGCAAGAAATAGTGGAAACACTTAAGGACGGAACTGATCCTGCATGTTTTAAATCATAGGACGCACACGACTAAAGGAACGGGCCTTAAAATCCAACTACTTTAGGAGTAACAAAATGGCTACAATCACATACCGTGGCGTTAAGTATGATGCTGCCACCTACAAAGCAAAAGTTCTCGCCGAGCAAGATGCTCGTCGTAATCATGAACTTATGTATCGTGGACATAAGGTAGCACGTAAGGTGCGTCAGTTCGCATCAAAGTCCTGAATTTAGGACTATAAATAAAAGGGGGGGCAACCCTCCTTTTTATTATGGAGGTAACTATGGAACGAGAAAGGTTAAAATTAATACTTCGGAATTTAAAATTACTAATAGAGTCGTTAGAATCAGAAATATACTCGGACGTTCAGTCCTATACCAATACCAAGGATCATTGCGATGATCCTATTGACTATACCATTTATAATGACGATGATGGTTACCCAGATTGATTTGTAAAGACCCCTTGACGGGGGTCTTTTTTATTGCTAGAATAACTCTGTAGTGTTTCAGATAAAGAATGACCGTTAAGCTTATTTCCGTTACTCCTGATGCGGAGAAGCACATGGCATATGTTGCTAGAGTATCTAATCCTAAAAATCAAGATAATGATAAGTTTGCAGGTCTCTTAAGGTATTGTATTAAGCATGGTCATTGGTCTGTATTTGAGCAGGCACATATGACGGTGGAAATTAATACTACTAGAGGACTTGCTGCACAGATACTACGGCACCGTTCCTTCACTTATCAGGAGTTCTCTCAGAGATATGCTGATAGTAGTTTGTTGGATGATACTATACCTGTTCCTGAATTAAGAAAACAGGATGAAAAGAATCGTCAGAACTCTACAGATGATTTGGATCGTAAACTTGTGCATGATTATGAGATAGGAATTAGAAATCATTTTGAGAATGCGATGTGGTTGTATAAAGATATGCTAAAGAATGGTGTAGCAAAAGAGTGTGCAAGGTTTGTACTTCCTCTTGCTACTCCTACAAGACTTTATATGACTGGTAGTGTTCGTTCATGGGTACATTATATAAATCTAAGGTCTGCTAACGGCACTCAGAAGGAACATATGATTGTTGCTGAAGGTGTGCGTGACATTTTCAAGGAACAGTTTCCTGCAGTATCCGAAGCACTTGAATGGTAGATTTAATTCGTTTAAGGATTTTAGGTAGTTGTCTTGTCATCATTGCTTATTTTATTGTTCTTCATGTAAATGTGATGGTTGGTGTGACAACACATTTTATTGCAGATCTTATTTCAATTCCATATTTCATAAAGACAAAATCATGGGATGTAGTTATAATGCTAGCATTTTTGTTGTGTATTTCGTCATCTAAATTGCTATGAATATTTTCGTCACCAATCAATGTCCCCGGAAGTCTGCTCAGGTTCTACCTGATAAGTATATCGTTAAGATGCCCTTAGAAACTTGTCAGATGCTTTCTATCGTTGCTTCAGTCAAGTGGGGGCATGGTTTCGGCACTCTCCCTAAAGCAGATGGCACACCTTATGCTACTGATAAGGGTGCATTCCGTAATCATCCATGCACTATCTGGGCAAGTAAATTTGTGTTAAACTGGCAATGGTTACTTTCTCATGGATTTGCTCTCTGTGACGAGTATGAGGCACGGTATGGCAAAGTTCATACTTGCTTTAATACATTGATCCATGCTCACAAGATTTTTCCTACAGGCGATCCTACAGGGCGCTCAGGAAAACACCCAACCCCATTCGTTCGCGCCATGCCAGATGAGTATAAACATGACACAAGCATTGACACTGTTACTGCTTACAAGAATTACATTAGCAGCAAACCTTGGGTTGCATCTAATTATCTTCGTATCCCATCCCGCAAACCAGATTGGGTTTGATATAGATACTTAAAAACATTTTTACTATGCCAACATACAACGTCAAAAATTTAAAGAATGGAGATACCTTAGAACTCCATATGACCATCTCAGATTATGAGCAATGGCGTAAAGATAATCCTGACTGGGATAAAGACTGGTCACAATTAGCGTTTGGTGGAACTATATATGGTGAACCTAAACAATCACAAGGTTTTAAAGAGGTGATGCAAAAAGTACAAAAGCGTCATCCTGGTGCCAACTTATCCCGATATACTTGATTTTATGCCTAGAAAAAGAAATTCTACTCCAGTTCCATCTGGTATGTCTACCAAGCAGATGAAAAGAAAGAAACCAATCAATAGTGATTATCTTAAAACTATTGAACCACTCACTGAAAATCAGGAAAAGTTTTTTGATGATTGGATCAAGGGTCAGAATCTTTTTGCTTATGGTGCTGCTGGAACAGGTAAAACTTTTATCGCATTATATCTCGCACTTAAATCTGTTCTGGATGAAACCACCCCATACGAAAAGATTTATATTGTTAGATCTTTGGTTGCTACAAGGGAAATCGGTTTCCTTCCTGGAGATCATGAAGATAAATCTTCACTGTATCAAATTCCTTATAAGAATATGGTAAAGTATATGTTTAAGATGCCAGATGATAATTCATTTGAACTCTTGTATACTAATCTAAAAGCACAGGGAACTGTGTCATTCTGGTCTACATCATTCATCCGTGGTACTACATTTGATAATGCCATTCTGTTGATTGATGAAGCACAAAACCTAAACTTCCATGAACTTGATAGTATTATCACCCGTGTTGGTGAGAACTCTAAGATCATGTTCTGTGGCGATGTTGTTCAGACTGATCTTGTCAAACAACATGAAAAGAATGGTATCATTGATTTCATGAAGATCCTAGAGGACATGAAAGAGTTTAGTTTAATCGAATTTGGTGTTGAAGACATCGTTCGTTCTGGTCTAGTTAAATCGTATCTTGTAAGTAAAATGGGGATTGGTCTTTAGTATGTTTAATCATGTTGGTAATTCGTTAAGTGAACTTCCTAATCCTACTACAGTAAATGGAGTGCGTTATTATTGCACTCCTAGTGGTAGGAAACTTCCATCAATCACTTCTATTACATCACTAAAATCTCGTAAGAGTATTGCTGAATGGCGTAAACGTGTGGGTGATGTAGAGGCAGATCGTCTCTCTAAGCAAGGTACTACTCGCGGCACTAAGTATCATGCTTATGCTGAAGATTATTTCAATAATCTTGAGGTGAAACCGAAAGATCTTATGGAACAGATCAGTAAACCATATCAATTATTTGAGAATTCCCTTCCTTATTTTGATGACATAAATAATATACACGCTCTTGAAGCACCACTGTATAGTGAATATTATGGTCTTGCTGGTAGAGTAGATTGTATTGCCGAATACCAAGGCGAACTAGCAATTGTTGATTTTAAAACATCTCGTAAGCAGAAACCAGAAAAATGGATTGAGCATTATTTTGTTCAATGTGCTGCTTATGGTGCTTTGTATCACGACCTCACAGGTATTGAAGTCCAAAAGGTCGTTATTATCCAAGCATGTGAGGATGGTGAGGTGCAATTATTTCAGAAGTATGATATAATGTATTATATGAAATTGCTGGAGCAGTATATTGATGAGTTTGTTAACTATCATAAGGGAGAAAAATTTACCAATGTCTAAGGAAAACCTTAATGACATTTTGGAACAGAAATTCATGACTGCTGCTAAGTTCTCATTGGAAATTGAGAACTTAAAAAAGATTAGTAATGATACAATGAATTACATTGAATGTATTATTCATTTCTGCACTGAGAACAATATTGAAATTGAAACTGTTTCTAAATTAATTTCAAAACCACTTAAAGAAAAGTTGAAGTATGAAGCTCAAAGACTCAACTACATGAAGAAGTCTTCTAAAGCACGACTTATTTTATGATTGTTAGAACTTTAACTGATCCATTTCCCCATGTGATTGCTACAGATTTCTTTGAACCCCAAGAACTTAATTTAATTTGGGAAGAATTGAATTTTTTCACTAAACCAAATAAATTATATGATGCTAGATTGTTTGGTGGAGCTCAAAGTAGGACAAATTCTAATGCTGTTATCTTAGATGAAGCATTTAATGATCCAGGTCACTCAAATATTTTGTCTCTGCTCAGATCTGATGATAGTGTTACTAGTAGAATTAAGCATCTAATTAAACAATTAAATGATTCTGATTACACATGTAATTATTTTCATCGTGCTAATAAAATAGTAACGAAACTTAGATACTATCATGATGGATCAGAATATGGTAAGCACACAGATTTTAAGTTTGCTTTTTTAGCATTCATGTATTTTTTTAAAGAACCCAAACATTTTTCTGGTGGAGAATTATTCTTCGATGATGGGTACAAATATGATTGTGAAAATAATTCAATTATATTAATCCCATCATATATTCCTCATGGTGTGACCGAAGTTAGTATTGATGATAATAATTTCTTTGGTGGATTTGGGAGGTACTGTGTCTCAATGTTTTTTGATTATATAAGAAATTCTTCATGACCGCGTTTGAATCCTATAAAATGTATGTCGCACTGAAGTTACACTTCACTACCGACAGTTATGATTACTTCAAATTTCACGGTAAAACAAGAGTAACGGAAGCAAACTTTGAGAAAAGGAAGGACCGTTATTTTTTCAAAAAACTTACTAATCGTAAGAAAGATGATGAAATCCTTCCATATTTTGTCTCAAATTTTGTTGCAGATCCAGCAGGTTGGATTGGTAACATGGTAAGAAATGATGGTGACGATCATTATCGTGCATGGAAAAAACGAATGGAAAGTCTACATTATATTTTTAGTGAAGACATAGACTTCATTCTACAGCAGGTAAATGAATTCGATCAGTTGTTTACTGTGACTGAAACACATCCTCAGTTACTTAAATACCTTCTGGGCAATAAAATATCAATGGAGACATTTGTTATCCTTGATAAGATTTTAAATTTTATTCCACAGTTTGATAAGAAAATCACCGAGCATCTTGTATGGAAAGATGTGAGGAGAACCACTCTTAAGTATTCTCCATTTATAGTTATGGATACTGTTAAATATAAGTATACGTTAAAGGAAAAAGTATTAGATCACCAATGTCTTTCTTTGATTCAGAAATAGTACAAAAAGAAGCTGCTCAGATTACTCACAAGCAGCAAGAAATTGTTAATAGGATGCCATTTATTCCTATGATGACATCAAAAGATCGTTTAGAGTTTTTTGATGCTATGTTGGATTTGATTGAACGTCAGAAAATTTTCTACATGAGATTAAATCTTTCTGATGATCCTAGGGCAGCACAACTGAAAGAGTCATTCCGTAATGCCGCTAAGGGACTTGGCATGGCATCTGAAGGTCTGGACATGTTAGGGATTTATGATAGTTTCCGTGAAAACATGGAGAACGTTCGTCAGCAGGTGCTTGACGGGGAACTCTAAATAGTGTATAATGATCCTGTTGGGACATTATAATCCAACAAATACAAAAATACGAGGTAATACGAATGTCTTTTGCTGATCTTAAAAACAGCTCTAAATTTGGTTTTGAACGTTTGAATAAGGAGCTTGACAAACTCCAAGCCACTGGTGGTAGTTCTGATGAACGTTTCTGGAAACCTGAAATGGATAAGTCAGGTAATGGTTACGCTGTAATCCGTTTTCTTCCTGCTCCTGATGGTGAAGATCTTCCATGGGCGAAGATCTGGTCTCATGGGTTCCAAGGACCAGGTGGATGGTATATTGAAAATTCTCTGACTACTCTTGGTCAGAAGGATCCTGTTTCAGAACTTAACCGCACTTTGTGGAACAGTGGTCTTGATAGCGATAAGGAAATCGCTCGTAAGCAGAAGCGTAAACTCTCTTACTATTCCAACATTTATGTTGTTAGTGATCCTACTAATCCTTCTAACGAAGGCAAGGTCTTCCTTTATAAGTTTGGTAAGAAGATCTTTGATAAGATTCAGGCAGCAATGCAACCTGAGTTCCAAGATGAGACACCAATCAATCCTTTTGATATGTGGAAAGGTGCTAACTTCAAACTGAAGATTCGTAAGGTTGAAGGTTATTGGAACTACGATAAGTCCGAGTTTGCTACTCCTTGTCTGCTCGATGACAAGACTGATACTGAATTGGAAAAAATGTGGCGCAGTCAGCACTCCTTGAATGAGTTCATGGATGCTAAAAACTTTAAGTCCTATAAAGAACTGGAAAGTCGTCTGAATATTGTGTTGGGTCGTGGCGGTAAGCAGAAATTTGATCGTGAAACTGCTGAGTCAGAAGATGACTTTAACAATGCAATTGCCGCAACAGGGGGTGTTGATATTATGTCTAGTCGCCCTAACTTTGCTTCAACTCCACGTCCTACCGTAGAGACTGCTGCCCCAGTCGCTGCTGCTGCCCCTAGGGTTGCTCCTACAGATGATGATGACACTTTGTCATACTTCGCTCGCCTTGCAGAAGAAGATTGATGAAACCTATCATACTATGAAAAAATCTTTTATAAACTTCATAGTAAGTCCTGGAGTGTTGACCTCCCTGCTAATGTTGGGAGTGTTAGCACTCATAGGACTAATTCATAATCATGCTCACTTTACAATGAGTAAAGATGTAGATGCTTATGTTAGACAGTGGTGTAAATCATCAGAAGAAAACAAAAAGACCTGTATTAGTTATGGTCGTTATTGACTTATTAAAGTGATTGCTGAACTACTCTTCCTACACTATTCTGGTTATTATGCATATCCTGAACCAGTTATTCCTGATTATCAAACTGAATATGTAGAACATAGAGCTTGGGTTCCTTGGGTTAAACATGAATGGAAGGAAAACAATGGTGTAAGAACATATACCAGTGAAACTGATCAAGTTAATCCTGTTATTAGGAGAGCACCTTTAGATAGGACTCCTTTTGCAGCATATGATGAGTTTATGAAAGCAGATGAATTGAGAAGGGGAATTATGCATGAGGAACTAATGCACAGAAATAAAGCAGATATTGATAGGATTAATCCTAATAGTTTTCAAAACACCTTGCGTTATTCTTTTTAGAGTGTTATAATAAATACAAGACGCATATGTAAATTTTACTCATGGCATACTCAGTAACAGTTGTTGATTCGGAAGGTGCAGAGACTACCTTTCAGTGTGAAGCAGACGAGTACATTCTAGACAAGGCAGAGGAGGAAGGTGCTGATGCACCATACTCATGTCGTGCTGGTGCTTGTAGCACGTGTGCAGGAAAGATTTTAGAAGGCACAGTTAACCAAGAGGATCAGTCATTTTTGGATGAAGACCAGTTAGAAGCAGGGTTTGTTCTAACTTGTGTTGCTTACCCTACATCTGATTGTAAAATTCAACTAGGGCAGGAGGAAAATCTGTATTGAATCTGTGGTATAATAAATAACCTGAGGTGGCAAGGGCAAGACCGAACCGATGAATTCGTATTGCACGATGGCTGGGCGTTCTGAACACAAATAAGTCCCCCCGATGATACAATGGGTCTGAGTATAAGCAGAATATGTATCTCCACCTCTCATACTACCCCTAACCGAGACCATGGGGAGTTCCAGTTCTAGGAACATGTCTCTCATCTTACAAGTTACAATCGCTCTTATAACAAATGACTTCTACTCTAACGCAGAGTAAGAGCTCATGGAACGTGTTTTGTGATTGGGTAACATCAACTAACAATAGAATCTATGTTGGTTGGTTCGGAGTCCTTATGGTTCCTTGCCTACTCGCAGCTGCAACTTGTTTCATTATCGCTTTTATCGCTGCTCCACCCGTCGATATCGACGGGATTCGTGAACCAGTCGCTGGTTCATTCATGTATGGAAACAACATCATTTCTGGTGCTGTAGTTCCATCTTCAAATGCTATTGGTCTACACTTTTATCCCATCTGGGAAGCTGCTACAGTGGATGAATGGTTATATAACGGTGGTCCATACCAACTTGTTGTATTCCATTTCCTTATTGGTATCTGTGCTTACTTAGGACGCCAATGGGAACTATCGTATCGCCTGGGTATGAGACCCTGGATTTGCGTTGCTTATTCCGCTCCAGTCTCCGCTGCGTTTGCAGTCTTCCTCATTTATCCTGTGGGACAAGGATCATTTAGTGACGGTATGCCACTTGGGATATCCGGCACGTTCAACTTTATGCTT